CGGTTGCTTTTATAATAGAATCTAGTGAACCCCTAAAGGCGTCTGCGTCTTTTTTGCCTGCTTTAAGCGTGCTGCCTACGTCTTTTAAACTAAACTCTAATACATATCTTTGATTGGCCATATACACTCCTGTCAGGTATTACCAAAATTTTTTGATAATTTAACTAGAGACCATTATACCATGTGACCTCGCGTTTGTCAAACCAAAAAATTTTTAACGCAAAAAAGCCCGCTAATTTTTAGCTAGCGGGCTCTTGCGTTTTTTTCTTATTATTGATTTCATCTGATCTTACGTTATCGATTATACGTATTAGCATAATAATAAACTTTTGTTCAGAAGTATCAATCTCTGTTGCTTCTAGCACGTCTTTAATACCTATTAAGGATTTTCCTAAATAGCTACCACTCATGGTATCCCACTCGTCTCGTAACATTCTATAAGCATTGAATGCTTGTTGCACTTCTAAGGGAAAATCATCAAATTCAATAGGAATTTCAGATTCTACTGGATCATTGCCTAGTGCTTCGCACATTTCAAAATACTGATCTTTGGACATGCCAACACCCATATTTTGAAGATAGTTAACCAACTGCCAATTTACTTGCTGGAGTTGGTCGTCGAAAAGTTTCCCAGGTCTGTGACCTGTTCACTGATAAAAGCATCAAAGTTACTGGAATTTTTCATTAAATACAGAGCGTTTTCAGGAGTATATCCCAACTCTGCTTCCATATCCTTACCAGTTAAATCAACTGGTGCTAATTGCTCTAGATAACTGAGTTTTAGTCCTGACCATCCTTTGACGGCATTCTCAACGTATAGTTGTAAAAATAATTCTTCGTTAAAATCTTCAGCAGCCTGACGATTTTTAAAAGTTGTTTTGGTAGACTTCTTACGAATACTCAAAAGTGTTTCGCGAGATAAAAATGCCAAATCAACAACAAAACCAGGCATACCAGGATATTCCACTTGTACTGATTTAGAAGGAACTAACAGTGTTTTTAAAGAGAGGGTAGTCATTTTATAATAATAAGGTTAAAAAGAGAGACTGGAGATCAGCCCAGTCTCTATAGAAATGCAGCTGTTAATTAAACTGCTGCGTAGTATTTAATTGATATTTCGTTCTTGCCTTCAAGATCATAAGTACCACCAGCAGCACCGGTTGTAGAACCTTGAGCAGTCATTGTAATCGAAGTAGAAATAATTTGCTCAGAAGTAATTGAGGGGATAGTTAACTGAACTGTAGGCATATCTAAATCAAGGCGAGTATCGTTGCTTGCACCACCGAGTGAAATTACACTAGAAAATTTATTTTCTGTGCTTGTATTACTAGCGGTTAGCAAGTCATTTAGCAAACCTGCACCTTGCTTATTACTACCAGCTAAGCCGGTTTTTAAGTATGCGGTTACGTTAGCTGTAACAGAGCGAGTACCTGTAAAATAAGTAATCGGTTTATTAACTACGCCTAAATTAGCAGGAGTTAAGTAAGTTAAGTTATTACTAATTGTTAAATTACCACCTGTTAATGCAATAGTGTAACTTCCGGCAGATACACCACCAAAGCCAGCAGCTGTTAACGTCATTGTTGATAGCTTATTAGCAATAAAACGAGCATCAGTATTTTTTGCTTTAGCAACAGCTGAAGCTCCTGTAATACCTCCGGTTAGGGCAACAGTACCTGCTGTAGCAGCACCAATAATTACTGTATTAGCTAATTGGCGCATTTCTGTGCCTTTGCCAGCCCACTGAACGGCAGCAATTGCATCTAATCCAAAATCGATAGTAGCTGAATCAATAGCGCAATTATCGATAACATAAGTAACGTCTTCAAAAACAATAATCAGACCAAAAGCTTGTAATTGGTGTATATTAGAATTTGCAAAAGTAACTGTAGAAACAGGCTTAACACTATAGCTTACAGGAGGTCCTGCGGATACTGTACCTGATGTCTGTGTCCAAGCAGCACCTGTAGCACCTATAAGAGCACTGCTAGCCATAGCATTCCATAGTACAGACTCTTCTGCGTCAACCACGTCGTCAGCGTCAATACCGGTAGTAGTTGTAGCACCCTCTGCAATTACAGGGCGAATATAGGTAGTAAAACTCCAATCTACTGGCTCTAGCGAAGTATTAAAGCTGCGCTGTCCGCGTACTGGCGAAATACCTGCCTCATTTGTAGTAACAGTTTCTTGACCTGTGTTTTGTGAAAAAGAGAATCCATCTAATACTTGGAGTTCTCGTGTTGTTGCTGCAGTCATAGCTGCGCCTGTGTTTACCTTACCGCTGCTATCTAAGTCAGTAGTGAAGAACACTCGACTATTGCGTAGTAAATTTAATGCCATACTCTTCTTTCCTTTATGATTTTTGGAAATATTTAAGCACTCTGACTAGATATTTATCTGTTGTCGTACTTGTTATAGTTCCGAGTTATACTAATGCGTAGCGCACTTGTAGATTGATTTCACCGACACCATAAGGAGCTAATAGCCCTTCGTCAGTAGTTATTGACTGAATTAATATTTCAGTAGTTGAAAGGTTATTAGTAGTATCATATACTAATACGCGATTATTATTGATTACATGCTCTAAGTCGTTTATTAGATCTTCTAGCTTTTCGTGCGCTTCGCTTTCGCTACGAACATATACTTTTACACTAACATTCATAAATGCCCATGTAAAATCAGCTGGATGATACTGTCGTGTCTCTGAACCTGCTACAATATACACTGACGGAAAGTCCTGTACCTCGTCCCAGAATTTTAGTTTAGGATAACTATTCCCAAACAAGTCAGAGTTATAAGGAGCATTTCCATCTATTATCTTAAATTTTTCAGCTAACGCTGTTACAATACTTGTTCTTTTTGTCATAGTGGTACTGCCCTTAATTTATTAGATACTATCTGCTGTGCAATTTCTCTTATTGACGTAGAAATTAACAGTTTAGGATCTCTACTTTTTGGAAGGGACTGTTTTCCTCCATCACTAAAAGTTGCGTACGGATTCTTCATATAAGTATAGAAAGCAGTAATCATACCCTGTCTACTTTTAGACATACTTTCTACTCTTGCACTTCCTGCCAACCTACCAGTTCTATAATTTAGAACGTTTCGACTTGTTCCGTTCCCCATGTTAGCACTAATTACATCTTGTAACTGACTATTAATAATTTGCTGCAGGTTTATTAAATCTACAGTTGGGGCCATTGGTGAAGCATATGCTCCTAAACTACCGGAACTGCCATTCTGTTTAGTGTTTGGTAGAGAAAACTTTGAAGCACCAGTATTTGCTTTTAGTGAGACTTTATTCTGACCTTTTCTGCCTTTTGAGTCTGTTTTTGCTGTAGACCTTCCAGGAGGCTTAGGCATTTTTCCGCCAGATATGGCGTTCATTAGCATCATTGCTGTAGACTCTACCACGGATGGAGAGAAATGTAAGTTAGCAAACATTTCTACACCTTCTTTGGTGGAGAATTTATTTTTGAAAACATCGCCTAACTGTTTATAAGTCATACCCAAAGCGCTGTCGAGCTGCTGACCTAAAAATGCTGTTTCTTGATGTGATAAAACTCTGCTATTATATGCCGCAGGCATAGTAACAGCAAAAGAAAACATAGCAGAAAGCAGTGTTTTCGCACTTCCAACTTGATTTTTATTAAAATTTAAAGAAAAATCTATGTGCTTTGTATTTGCTACAAAAGTTTCTGGGTTTAGTGCTAGTTTATTTTTAAAATCGCTTTGTGTGGCGGCAAACATATATGCCGCTTGGCGCATAGGTAAATTAATGCCTACAGGCATTACTTTTGCACCAGGCTCATCCTGAGTAGTAACTCCAGTGTGCCCTGCTGCTGCAAAAGCTCCAACAGAAAATTTTTCGTTAACTGATAAGATACCGTGTTCAGTAATCGCTCTAATAGCTTTTATTACTAAAGGCCTGGCTAACTCGTTTGGAATGTCGCGGCCACCCTGTGTACTAGATTTAAACTTAGGTGTTACAATTAGAAAATCTGTATTCGCATTGTAATTATTAAGAAAAGATTCTGGGTCTTCAAACTGTGCAGGAGTATTTTCTGTAAGCCATTTAAATTGCTTATGTCCTGCTTCCTGTATCTTTTTTCTGGTAGCTGCTTCGAGGCTTTTATATTCTGGCGAATCTTTTTTTCTAGCGGCTACACCTTTTCCCATAATAGCATCTGCTTCGGCAATAAAATTCAATGTGTCGGTTGCTGTAGCTACTAATTGTGAAAACTTTATTTTTTTCTTATAGGACTCTTGTAAGCCCTTCATTATGTCTTTGCCTAGAGTCTGCCAATCTAGGGCTCTCATACTATTTTTTAGCGCAGTGTGGTACTCAATATCTCCTGGATAGTAATCGATGCCACCTACTTTAATACTTGGAATAAAAGCAGATAAAGAAGCTTTTTTACTATTATACTCTGCTATAGACTTTTCATACCGTTTTTTAGACTTTTCATCTTGTTCATAGTCCAAAGGTTTTTCTGGCAATGTAATGGTTGCAAACTCTTCGCTTTGTTTTACAAGACCACGTTTAACAGATAACGCTATAGACCAAGGTCTTACTAAGTATATTAAAGGCAGCGTAATCTCTATCTGATCTCGTATACCTTTTTGAGCAGCTTCGAGGAATTTTGTTCTAGCTTCTTGTGCCTGCGCTTCAGTAGCGCCAGTTAAAATCTCTCCATGCTTAATTCCCGTTAAGAAATCAAGCATATGATGTGGACCTAAAGCACTTGGCGGTATCATGTAAAGTCCGCTACGTACTGATCTAACACACGTTTAATTGTTGCAGGCAAGTTTGTTGACGCAACATAGTTGATTTGTGTGGTGTTGGGATTTAAGTCGCGGCTGCTGTGTACAGCGCCATTGTTGCGTGAGTAATACTCAATTAAATCCAACACAGCTAATTTTAAGTCACCTGGAATCGGATCGTATCCGCCAAAGTAACTTACACGATATCCATTAATTGCTTCTGGAAATACTGGTGTGTTAATGCTGATAATTGAATCACCTTGAACTACCCAGTCAGTAAACTTTACTAAGTTTGTGTATGTTCTGCCATAGTCTTCGCTATAGCCTACTGAACTAACGCTTACAACAGGAGTTTCTTTTAGCAAGATCTCTTTGAAGCCACCATCAAAAACTTCAACTTTAATGTTGCTGTAGTAATCTACGAAAGTACGACGGCAGTATGATTTTACCAAGTCGCTGACTTTGGGTATTAAAAAATCAATTTCTGAATCTGAATTTGTGCTGGTAATTCCCATGTAAGTTTTGTATTCAGCTTTTGTAACTAAATCTGTTGCCATAAATACCTCACTTGTTTTATAAAGGCACAAGATATACCTTTATAAAACAAGACCCCGAAGGGTCTTGTTAAACTTAAACTAAATTAAGCTGTGTAACGAAGAGCTGAAACGCCAGCACCTTGGTTAGAAGTGACTTGCACCATACCTGTACGCAGGCTGGCAACCATCACACGACGTTGTGTCTCAACCAACTCTTGTGTGTCGATACGCAGACCACGCTGGTTACCGATCAAGAAGTTAGCAGGAGCAACAGCGATAGCACCGGCAGCGCCAGTAGCCTTGCTGTCAAACTCAGCAGAAACCAACACTGGGCTATTAGCGATAGCACCAATTTGACCAGTCAAGAAAGTAGCTTGTGTACCAACTTTATCCATGGTTTGGAACTGTGTGTCATCTAACAAATCGTAGTACACGTCTTGTGACACGATATAGATAACATCAGCGGGATCGAGACCCCAAGCACCTAAATCTTTACGTAATGCGCGCATTGTAGCAACTGTAGCCACACCGCTAGCAGCGGACAAAGTCACAGCAGAAGCTGCATCTTTAGTAACCAAACCAGCAACGGGATCAGAGCCAGAACCTGCGCCACGCAACATAGCACGGTCAACAGCGCGAGCAACACGACGGATCATACCATCACGAATCACGGGCATCAAAGCCAACAAAGCATCTTCTTCTTCTTCATATGCAGTGTACTCGTTAGTAGCAACTTTATATGCATTCAAAGTGATCTCTTTCAAAGCGTGGGTAGCAGTGTTACCAGCAGAGTTGGAAGTACCAAACTGAGCGTTAGTAACCCAAGTTGCCACACCGGCTTCTGGATTCACTGGGATAGTCATCACATTGGTTTGCATAGCAATGTTACGGAAGTTAGGAGCAACCACCAAGCGGCGACGTACTTCATTTTCCATGTTCAAGCTAACTTCGGTTTCCCAAGTAGCTGAAGGCACGTGAGCACCATATTTTTCAACTAATTGACGACCTAAACGGCTGGCTTCGATAGACTTGCCATTCATTTTAGACAGCAAAACTGCCTTTTCTTTGTCAGCATATGACATTTCGCCAGACTTACCGTCTTGGAAAGACATTTTTGACTTTGTGATTGCTTCAATTTCAGCAGCCTTCTCTTTAAGAGCAGACTCGAGACCAGCGATCACAGACTTGTTTGTTTCTTCAGCAGAGGCTAAACGCTTCTCGACTTCAGCCAAGAGCTTTTCAGCACCAGTGTCAACAGTAGAGATAGCTGCAACAGCAGATTTAACGCGTGCGTCGATATCAGCTTGAGCTTTTTCAGCAGCTAATTTATCAGCAGCTTCTTTAGCTTGTTTTTCTCCGATGGCTTTAGCAGTTTGCTCAGCCGCTTTGCTAG